CGACAGGGCCAGCCGCGTAATCACCGAACGTATGGGGGTGGTCGTACCGATAATTTTCTGAACTGCCTTGAAAAGCTGGTTGGTATCCGCTTCGGATGGCGTCATATCGGCGCCAGAAATCACTCCCAGAATTTCCTGCGTGACGCTGTTGCCCCACACGGCGGGGATCAAGGATCCCGGCGAACCTTCGACGGGATTCTCATCCACGAACCGACCGTTCACCAGTCCAACGCTGGGAACACTTTTTGGATAATCCATGTTTCGCTTCTCTCTGTGAGATGGATATCACGCGCGAAGGCGTAGCACCCGGATGGCCTCGAGTCCGTCATCAGCGGCTTGGGCGGCAAGATCCGCGTTACCTTTGGCGACGTGCGCGCGAATTTGCGCCTTAGCCTTGAGGCGCACTTCGCGGAGCGCCAGCAGGTTCGAATCGAACTCGGCGGCCTTGGCGAGAATCTGATCCGCCGCCTGCCTGGCTGTGCGCCCTTTGACAACCCACGCTGAAACGGCCAGTGGGACGGCTTTTTTCGGGTAGCCCTGCTCCTTGAAAGCCTGTGCCTCCAGGGCGGTTTGTTGGTATTCCAGGGCGCGCAGTGGATCACCGGCCAGTGTGCGACGTGCGCTGTCGGCAGCGGCATCAATCTTGGTGCATAGGCGCTCGGTTTCCTGGCGCAACAGCTCGGCAGCGTTCTCTTCAGTCAGCGCCCAGTTGCCGTCCTCCCAGGTATGGGCGGGAGAAGGTGAAGGCGGGCGAAGTCCATCTTCGTACTGGTGCAGTTCTTGAATGACTTTCATCGGATCAGCTCCCAGGACAGGTGAACATTGATTGCGTTGGTGAAATTCACGGCGATACCCACGCTGTAGTCCGTAAGTGCCTGGTGTCCCTTGATTCCCATGCTCAGTAATAGCTCGTCACTATCGGCGATGGTTGCACCCAATGTGTGCTCCGCCTGATATGACTGCCAAAGCGAACGCGACTGGGCATGGTCAAAACTGGCGGTGACCGTGGAGACGGTTACGTCATTGACGACGTTACTGGAGAACAGCACGCACATGGATGGACTCGCGGGACTTGCCCAGCCCCCGGCATTGTTGCCGGGAGTTGTAGCGACCGGTGACAGATAACTGTAATTGCCCCCAACCCACCCAGCCTGAACAAAGGCCAGTGAAGTCACGGCATTCGGAGAGGGTGTTGGATTACCCGCCACAAGCCGCGCCGCGCGCGCATGCGGATCCAATGGCAGATACACCACCCCAGTGCCATTTACCGTTTGCGTCCAGCTTAATTGAGCACGGTTGTAGATCGCGCGGATCGTTGGCAAGGAGCCCGGTGCCCCCGTCATCACCCAGGCCAGGCACATGTCCAGGGGCGTGGATGCAAACCCGCCGCCGGACGCGCCGTTGACCGTTCCCTTCAAGGATTCCGGCGAGATGTCATACAGCGTTCCACGCTGCACATAGAACGTCAGCACGCCGTCTATTACCTGCGCCCTTAAAAAATAACTGGCGCTGGGCAACAAGTCGGTGCTGCTCCAGGCCGCTGTCACATAAGTGCGTGATCGACCCAACCGCCCGCTCACCACGTCTTGTCCAATGCTGATATACACGCCCGCCGGAATCGAGACACGTCCGCCGCTGGTTGATAGTGCGGTTGGCGTTATTGCCATACGGGTATCTGCCGTTGCAATCGTTGGCAGCGGCAAAGCACCGATCGGAAGAGCGAGGTCCTGGTTCCAACCCTTGGCGGTGACCGACTGAATCGCCTCAAGCAACTGATCGTTTTGGGTTTCATCTGGCGTCAGATCTCCCGCCTTGATGACATTGATGATTTCCTGCGTCACCCCATTTCCCCACGCCGCCGGAATCAATGACCCCGGCGTCCCGGTCAGCGGGTTTTCATCCATGAACTTCCCATTCACCAGCCCAGCGCTGGGCACGCTTTTCGGATAATCCATCGTCTACTCCTCAGTCATAATTGATGTGAACCTTCGTATGTGCCGGCGCACTGCGGTGGATAAGACATTCCAACGCCGACCCCGGATTGACGCCAAACCGCTCACCCCAATAGCTCGCGCCGAAACGCCGCCCCAACAGCAACCGACCGCCGGTATTGAGAGTCCACATGAACTGCGCCTGCCATGTCCCGAAATGCGCTTCGCCAAACCGCGCGCGGCCCATGCGTGGAGCCTTGAGTTCGGTGATGGTGGCGTTGGGGTAGCCCTGGCTCTTGGCGATCTCCACGTAATACGCAATGGCCTGGCTGCCCACTGCCAACAAACGTCGACGCACCGCCAGACGCCGATCGTCATACAGTGGCGTGGCGCCCAGACATGGATCAGGCAGGTCCATCACCTGTTCCCAATCCGGCACCAGTTCACTCACACCCGCCGGGTCCATTTCATGAAGCAGGTCGGCGGCGCGGGCATCGAGGCGGGCCAGTTCCTGGGCGATGCCGTCCAGCACGTCTTCCAGCTCCGGCACGCGCTCGGGGTCCCACGCCGGGCCGCTGGGCAGCAGGCTGCGCAGTTGAGCCTGGTATTGATCAGCGGTTCTTATGCCTGCCATACGCAGCCTCCGAAGGTCAGCAATTGATTGCCGGCGGCAACCACATCGGCGTTCGGCGCAGTGAGTTTGTGATCGGTTTCGCCGGTGGCGCTGCTGATGGCTTCGGCGATGTGAGTCAGCAGCAGGGTTTCACCAAGGCCGGCTTCGCGGTTATGCAGGTCGCGTAGCTGAGCCTCAATGGCCGCGCGCACGGCGCTGGTATCCGGGGTGATTCGAAGCTTGTAGATCATCGGGACCTGCGTCGGCGCCAACACATGCACCTCAGCGGTTACCGGGCGCAGTGGTTCGATGTAGGCACGGACTTCCTCCAATTGCTCGGCATTGGGGATCGGCTGTGGGTCGTCGTCACGCATGATGAACAAGCCAACGGTGCCTGGCCCCAGGTAGCTGCCGCGGCACCAGGCGCGGGTGACGCCAGGGCATTCCAGGGCCCAGGTTTCATAGTCCTGGGCCGAGCCGCCGTGGGGGATGATGCGATAAGAGCGGATCACCCGCGCCCGCAGGGATTCGAGGCTTTCCCGGGCGACACCGCCGGCCAGTCCTGGCGCCAGCACGGTGAAGCTGCTGCCGATGCCGAGGATCGGTTGAACGGGCGTCAGCACCAGGCCGGCGTCGGCGTTGCCCTGGCTGCCAGCGTCCAGTGCGGCAATGGTGGTGCTGTTCAGACCGTTGCCGGTGGTGCGGGCACTGGTCACCTTGTAGGTGCGGCCATCGGTGGATTGCAGCAGCGTGTCGACATCCAGCACGGCGCCAGCCGTGGCCGTAAAGCTGACGCTGCCGCTGGCCACTTGGGCCGCTTTGCGCGCCTGGTTCAGGCGCAGGGCGGCGATGCGCTCCAGGGTGGATTCGTCGGCCTTATCCGGCAGGATCTGCTCGGCGATCCAATCCAGGTAGCCATACAGGCCATAGGTAGCGCCGCCGAGGGTGCGGGCCAGCACTTGGGCATCGGACTGGCGCAGCGAATCGCTGGCCAGGTCGCTTTGGGCGCGCTTGATCAGCACCGGCAGCGAAGGGGTTTCAAACGGCATAGGTCACCTGCCAACTGTTATCGGGGTTGATGTCCAGGCGCTCGCCATCGGCCAGGGTCAGGACCGTACGCAGGTTCAGGCGCTGGGCGTCGAGACGTTCGCTGATGATGTCGATGGCCTTGCAATGACCGTCGTCGATCAGCCATTGCAAGGCTTCGCGGGCATAGAATTCGGCGTCGAGCTGGGTCTGGCGGGTCAGCTTGACCCGTCGCAACAGCCACAGCCGCGAGCCAATGCGGTCGTCAGCAACAGTAGGAAACGTGTCGCCCCACCAGCCGAAACGTTCTTCGTCATCGACAGCATCGTCGACGGCGGCGCGGCGCCAGGTGAACAGGCTGATCAGCACCGAGCGGGTCAGCGCGGCGTGCAGGTTCCGGCTGATGAACATCATTGCCCTCCCGCCGGCGCACCGGTCTGACCATTGCCGGCCTGCACGCCGACATGCACGTGTTTGACCTGGCTGATGCCGCCGGCGATCTGGTCGCCCTGGGAGACAATTTTGCCGGTGTGATTGATGACGGGACTGTCGATGTTCACCGCGCTGCTGGCGCGGATGTTCAGGGTGGCGGTGTCGATGTCGATGACACGGCCGCGCTTGAAGTGGATCTTGTCGCCTTCGTCGGTGTAGATCGCCACTTCACCAGGGGCCAGGGCCTTGAGGCGGAAACGACGGTCGGCCACCACCAGCACCACGGCATGGGAACGGTCGCCACCCAGGAACGTGGCGATGCCCTCAGCGCCGGCCAGCGGGTTGCTGGTAAAGCCGTAGGGTTCGAAGTGCTCCATGTCGTCGTTCATCTCCCCGGCGGTGAGGCGCATTTGCAGCGATTGCAACTTGGTGGCCGAATTGGCGAACACGACAGTGCCGCGCGCCAGGAGGCGAGTCAGTAGGCTCATTTAGGTTTCCTTGAGAATCGGGGACTTGAACGCGATGTTCGGATCAACATCTCTATTGGCTGCACTGCCGCCATCGCGAGTTAAGCTCGCTCCCACAGGGATCTATGGTGGGCAGGCATCTGCGCGGGGCTCAGGGTTTGGGCGGCACTGGGTTCGCGTCAAAGGTATGGGGCGGGGCGACTTGCAACGTGGTGACGGAGCCTTGGGTGGACAGCGAGTAGGTCACTTTGGAAATCAGCATGTCGCCGTCGAACCCCAGCACCGGGTCGATCACTCGCACCAGGGCATTATGCCGCCACAAGTCGCCATTGGCCTGACGCCAGCCCTGCACGCGATAGGTCGTGGTCAGGGCCTTGCCGGTACGAATGGCGCTTTCCCAGTCGGCCCGTTGCTGGGCCAGTTCGAACGTCAGTTGAGCGCTTTCGCTGATCACCGTCACCCGCTTGCGCTTGAAACTCAAGTCGGTGGCGGTGCCCGAAACTTCGCTCACCGCCGCTCCGCTCTGCAGATCATTGCCTTTGTGCTGACCGATGACCCGGTACTCGGAAAACACCTGGCTGTAGTCCATCGGCGCATTGCCCGAGAGAATATTCTTGCCCAGCTCCAGCACATCACTGGCCCGCCCGCCGCTACCGGGTTTGGCCAGTAGCACACGCCCTTGCGCATCGTCAGTGGAAAACACCCGGAATAACGTCAGCAAACGGTCGATGGATTGAAAAACCGTTTCCCCCGGCACAATGCTGTGCTCACTCAAACGAGCGGTTTCGGGGATTTCGCTGACCACCCCCACTCCATATAGCGACGCCAGGGCCTGGACAATGCTTAGTACCGTCTGCCCGCGCCATTGGCTTGGTCGATTGATCGCCGCGCAATCCACCAGGTCCTGGGTTTTGGACCCTCCCTCAATGCTCAGACTGATCTGGCGGCCGTCATAGCTGACCGGAGCCTTGAACACATAGCCGCTGAGCACCAAATCAGAACCGATACGCACCTGGCATTCATCGCCCGGGCGAATCGGCATCGATTGAGTCTGACCCGGCCACTGCCAAGTGATGTCGAGTTTGAACGTACGGAACTGACGCTCCAGGTCCGCGCTGATTTCCACGCTTTTCCAACCGCCGTAATCCAACCCGCCGACCGTGAGCGAAACAGCATTATCGAGCTCATTCATTGCTTACTCCCCCGAGACTTTCAAGTCATTGGGCGGCAGGAAACCAGGATGGGCCACGCCGTTGCGCTGGGTCACTTCGGTCACCCGGGTGGCATCGGCGAATTGCTGATAGGCCACCACCAGCGCCGGCAGGCTTTGCTTGAACGACAGGTTGATCAGCCTGACGCCCGAAGACGCCACTGCCGTCAGGTGCGCGGCCATTTGCTGACGCAGGTTGTTCATTGCCTGGTAGTGAACCGGATCAGCCTTGAGGGAGGCTTGCCAGATGGCCTCGTTGAGGGCATCGCGCAGGGCCAGCACATCGTCGGCCACCGGCACGTCTCGGCGCTGGACCGGTTGCACCGCCTGCTGCGCCACCGATGGCGTGGTCGCCAACTTGACCGCCGGTGCCGCCACCGGCATCGCTGCAATCCATTGCGCGGCCTGCACCAGCAACGTGTCCTGGACCAGATCCGCCACGGCCTGGGCCGCTGCCATGGTGTCCTTGCCCGTGGTGAGTTTGGGAGCGTCCGCCTTGCGAATGGCTTCTACCTGCTGCGACACGCTGGCAATCACGCCGCGATAGCCGTCCCGGGCAAAATCCTTCAGTTCCCGGATGTCCCCCAACAACCCCTTGAACTCGGCCGCCACGTCCTTGGGCAGCTCTTTCACCGCCTTGACCAGATCGCTGAGTTGCCGATAGGTCTCGATCAACGGCTTGAGTTCCTGCTCGATGACGCCGTAAACCTCCTTGAGGCTGTTGCGCAGGTCAGCGATGCCGATCCGCGCGGCCTTGATCAACGTCATGGCGTCTTCGAAGCGCCGCACCGCCGTCCCCAAGTAACTGTCGGCCGATATCAGCAGCAGTTTCTGGCTGTTGATCGCGGCCGAGGGAAATTGCAGCGGCTGGTCGGGGTAGAACTTCAGGACGAAGGTCACCAGCCCGCCGTCCTGGCGAGTCTGGGTCATGTCGCACTCACCGACCTTGACCTGCATGCGTCCGAGCCACGGATGGACCAATTCGCCGCTGCCCTGCTCCAGCGCCCTGAGCAACGTGTCACGTTGCTCCAGGCAATCGGGACCGACGATGAACGCGGTCAGCTCATGAATCTTCGCTTGCTGGCCGAGCCCTTCGAAAAACGGCTGGTCACGCTGTGGATATTCATGCAATTGGCCCTTGTGGCCGACCGGGGTTTTCGCCTGGTCGACCCAGAACCCGACGCCTCGAAACGACGCCGGCAACAAACGATCACGCCAGCTCATTGGAACCTCCTGCCGATAGTGAGCGATAGCCAATGCGCGAATTCACCGCCAGGGCCGGTTGATTGGTTTGTGGTGGGTCAGCGCGCAACCCGGCCGGCGCATTTTCGAAGCGCACGGTCAGGCCGCCTTCGAGTTGCGTACGATTGTTCGCGGCGCTTTGTTGCACCAGGGCGCTGGAGGTTTGCGGCAACGCGCCCGGCGCCAATGAAGTGATCATCGACGAGTTTCCGGATGGCGGAGAAAGACTGGAAGTCAGGCCCGAAGGTTGTTCGCTGACCCCACCAAAAAATGCAGGTGCCAGTTCACCCTTGCCCTCGCCATTGGTCTTGCGCTGCGCCTCGGTCAATCCTTCGACCTTACCGGTGAACGTCGCGATGACCTCGCCGAAACCGCCGTTGAAGAACGCCTTGATCGGCGCAATCACACCTTGCAACTCGTCCCACCACTGGCCGAACCACTCACCCACCGGCCCCCACTGTTGGGTGAGGCCGTCGATGGGCGACCAGTCGAACAAACCGCTGAACACCGCCAGCATGATCGAGAACTGGTTACGAATGCCTTCCAAAATCCCGGCGAAGACATCACCGATCGTGCCCCAGTTGGCCATGACCAGCCCCAGCGGCGTCCAATTGAACAGGCCTTTCAAGCTGTCCATCACCGGTACGGTCAGTGCCTTGAGCAAATCCCAGATCGCCGAAAACAACCCGGTCAAGGGCGCCCAGTTGGCTATGATCTGTCCCAAGGGTGACCAGGCGAACAACGTCTGCATGAAACCGATGATGGGCGTCGCCGCCGCCACGATCACGTTCCAGAGTGCGCCGAAAAAACTACTGATCGCCCCCCAGTTGTTGATCACCTGCCCCATCGGGGTGAAGGCGAACATTGTCTTGAAGAACTCGACCATTGGCAGAACGATGGGCGCAAGCCTCTGCCAGAGCCCGGCAAAGAACGCCGAAATCGGTGTCCAGTACGCGATGATCATTCCTGCTGCCAAGGCGATGCCCATGGCAATCAAGCCGATGGGGTTCATCTTCAAGGCCAGGTTGACCACTTCCAGCGCCTGGCTCGCGCCGCCGACCGCCGTCTGAATAGCGTTGAACGCCACGACACCATTGGCGAGGCCCTGCAGCAGCTGGGGGTTGTCCTGCAGCACCTGGGCCACACCAGTGACCATCGGCTGCAAGCTGGCTGCTGCCGCGTTGACCGCTGGCCCCAGGGCCGAGCCGAACTGCACCGACACATTGCTGATGGACGTCTTCAATCCATCCAGGTTCTGTGCCGCCACACGGGGCGCTTCAGGTGCCGTCAAGCTGCTGGCCGCCGCATTCGCCGCGCCAACTTCGCCTTTGAAAGCCTCTGCTGACTTGAGCCCCTCCATGAATGGTTTTGCCAGGCCGCCCTCGGGGAGCAGTGCGGAAACATCCAGGCTGCCCAGGCCAATGGCATCGAGGTTCTGCTTGAAGCTCGCGACCTTCGCCCGCAGGTCCACAAGCTTGGGCGACAGCTCATCGATACCCGTCAGCAGCACCGCTTTTTTCTCTACCTTTTGTGTGTCTGCCATCACTGCACCTGCTGCATCGCATTGATCCGTTGCGCGTGCTCCAGGGATTCGCGGAGCACATCCAGTGGCCTGGCCATCATCTGTTCGGGGTCAACCTTCCAGAACCAGGCCAGGTCATAGGCGGCTGCGATCAGGTCGCCGATGGCTGCGACGCCGCACTCATGAAAAAACTCGCGACGGCCCAGCTCAGCGCGTTGAGGTCCGCCAGGTCCAACTGGTTGACCGACGACGGCGGGATACCGGCGCAGACCGCGATGTATTTGGCCGCGACGTCCATGTCCAGGCTCACCTCCTCGCTCTTGTCGATTTTGTACGGCAGCGCCTTGATCGCCCGCACTTCCTGCACCGTCGGACGGCGCAGGGTCAGTTCGCTCAGCGGCCCGCCGTGGGCCTCGATGGCCACCCGTAGCGTCACGACATCGGTCATTGCCAAGTCCCCTTGATGCCTTCAAATTTCAGCTCGATGGTGGCGTCGTCGCCTTTGGACACTGGCTCTTCCACCAGGTAGGCGCCGGCCAGCACGTAGACTTTGCCGTTGTTGAATTCGCAGGTGACGGTCATGTCGGTGCCGGCGACCAGTTGCTTGAGCGGGAAGTCCGCGGTGTGCAGCGCCGTGACCTTGAAGGACGGGGCGATGTCGGTTTCCTTGTAGAAACCGGGTACGACGGTTTCGCGTTTGGTGAACATCAGTGGCGCTTCGCAGCCGCCGTTAATGGTCAGTTGAGCGCCGTCCACTTTGACGTAGCAGGTGCCCGCAATCAGTTGACCCATGGTGTTTCTCCCTTCAAATAAAAAGCCCACGCAAGGTGGGCTGAATGCATGCGACTGAGCGCTACCGTCAGGCGGCAGCGTCGTACTGCAGGCGGAACTGATTGAGCAGCGCGAACACCCGCAGGCCGTTGATGTAGTCCGGCGGGAACAGCACGTTGACCCGGCTCGGGTCCTGGCTGTCGCGCTCGACGATCAAGTGCTCGGCGAACAGCTCGGCGTTTTCCACGTGGCCTTCCAGCTCGAGCTTGGCGTACTGGGCAATCAACTCGCCACGAATGGTGCTCGGGGTCACGATGGGCTGGCCGGCGCCGAAACGGGTGCCGTCGGAAGCCAGTTTGTGGCGACCGTACTTGCTGGTGATCACGCTTTGCAGACGCCGCACGATGAACGCCGACTGGTGCATGGTTTCGCTGTCCAGGTAGGAATTGTCAGCCTGGCCGAAGGCATTCTTTTGGTAAGTGGTAATCGAACGCTGGATGCGTACGTAGCCACCTTCGTAATACGCCGTGGCGATGCCGTAGTTGAGCAACGACTGCCGCTCGGTCAGGGTGAAGCGCTCGCTGGCCGGTGCCGGGTCCAGGCCTGGCAGGCTACCGCTTTGGGTCGGACGGCTGGCGTCGGCGGAGATGAACACCGCCGTGCGAGCCGCCAAGGCCGCGGCCTGGACCCAGAACGGTTGCGGTACACCCAACTCCAGGGCCTGGATGGTCATGTGCTGGTCATTGCGTGCCTGGCCGGCCGCCACCAGGGTGCCGATAGTGCCGCGCTTGGCGCTGTAGACATGGCCAAACAATTGCTTGGCCCAGGACCAGCGACCGGTGCTGTCGTCCATGACCGCTTGCCAGGTGTTGAGGCTCGACAGGTCCGACCACGGCATGGCGATGAACTCGAATGGTTCGTCCCCCAGGGCCGCGACGGCGGCGGTCTGGTCCGGCACGCCAGCACCGCCCGTCATCGGCGTGACTGCCGTGGTCAGGCCGGCCGGGGTGTCTTCGCCGTTGCTCTTGCCCATGCGATTGAATTGCAGACTGATGTCGTTGCCGCTGGCGCCGGTCCATTTGGCGCTCAGAGTCACGACGCCTTCAGCCGCCGCAGCGGTCGCTGGCAAGTCAGCGGCCGCGTTGATTTTCAAGGCCAGCGCAGTGGCGGCCTGAGCCGCCGTTGCACCATTGACGATGGCGGCTTGAACACGAACGCCGCCAACGTACAGGTTGAGCACGCCGCTTTCCGTGGCGGCGCCGGTGAGGGTCAGCACGCCCTCTGCGATAGAACCTTCGATGCTGTGCAGCGGCAGGCACCAGATTTCACCGAGCGGGTCGGTCTTGCGCCAGGTTTCGTACATCGAAGCGAGCATCGAACCCTGCCCGCCGATGTTCTTGGCCAGCGCGACGCTGGACACCAACACCAGTTTGCCGACTTCGGCGGGGGCAACACTGTCGTTGACCTGGGCGACGATCAACCGGCGCATCGCCGACGACGCGCTATTGGCGGCCGAGTTGTCCATTTCGGCGTAGAACAGCGGAACACGAATGTCCGCAGGAATATTACTGAATCCGATCGCCATTATTTGGCTCCCTGTGGTTTGACCGTTTTCACGGCTTTGGTAGTGATATCGCCATCGGCCAGACGTCGACGCCACCAGGCGTTGTCCGGCACTTCACGGCCTTCGAGGGGCAACAGATCGCCCGCTTCCGGGTCCGGTACGGCACGGCCCGGGGCCGGCAGCACGGTGATGCGTTTGCTCATGGGGTTACGTCTCCAGAGAAAGTCAGTTCCACCCGCCCGTCGGGGCCGGGACGTTTCAGGTTGGGGTCCGCCGGGTCGATGGCATCGACCCGTACGGTGGCCCCGGTAAAGGACGACAAGCCGTCCAATTCACGTTCGTGCCAGCTTTCGGCAGGCTGGCTCGCCAGATTGCGGCCCAGCTGGAACTCGGCGAAAAAGCACAACCGGTACAACAAGCGGCCGCCATTGAGGGAAACCAGTTCGCTGCCGTCATATTCGATGCCGGTGTAATCATCACCAGGCTTGAACCCCACCAGCGCCCGCCAAAGTTCGGCACGCAAGTCATGCAACTGATCCAGCGCTAGCGCGACATCCGTGGAGTCGAGCATCAGAGTCACTTCGAAACGGTCTCGGATCGATTGTCGGGTGGCGTTTTGTGCAGAACTTGCACCGGCCAGATCATTGATCGGCAGCACGTAGGCACAAGGAGCTTGAGCGGTGGCGAGGTCAGAGCCCGCGGCCACGCGATTGGCGAGCGCAGGGCATTGCTCACGCAGCTGCGTGAGAATCGGCGTGATCTTCATGGAGGAATTCCGGTTGAACAAAGAGGCAGTCAGAAACCTTGGGAACCTGCTTGCGTTAGCGCCAGGTGAGGCGACGTACTATCGATTCGCTAGCGGTCAGGCGGAGCATCCCGCGGCGGCACTTCGCCAACGCCAATCCTCTTGGCGGCCCAACGTTCATAAAGCCCGATGGCCACGTCCGCCCCGGCCATCGCCGTCAGGCAACCAAAGGCACCCGCGGCCCAGATCGACAGGCCCATGGCGTACAACAGCATGATCGCCGAGACGCCGCAGACCATGCAGGCGCCGGAGCGCAGGGCCAGGCGGCGCAACAACGACCAGCCGCGGGCGCCTTCCTTGTCGGCACGCCACATCTCGCCAGTCACCCCGCCCACCAGGGCGAGCACGATGACCAGCCAGATCGGCATGTCCAGCAACGCTTGTTGCTCGGTTGTCATGTCACGCCTCCTGGGGGGTGATGGAATGAGTGCTTGGGGGACGGGGCTTCGCAGGAC